CGTTATATTTTGTATCGTTGGTCATTTTATTCGCCTTTCATGTAATTACTTACATGTGTGTCTCGATCTTTAACAAGTTTCATTAGTTCCTCAATGAACTTTGTATTAAACTCGTTGCCATGATAATCACTTACATCGTGCTCATCTGCTGGATATTCATTGTTTAAGGCTGCATCCTCAGGGTTGCTTTCGCCAATTACAAGTTCTGTATCAATATTGTTATCAACCAAGTCGTGTTCTAATGGATCATTTTCGGTACGAATTTTAAGATAACGCTCTGGCATGCCCAAGTTGTGAGCGATTCTATCACGTACTGTATCAATCGAAAGTGGTAATCCTGTTGTAAAACTAGCAATGTTTACTTCTCCGGACACACCTTCGTCAAAATCTAACGGTTGCTTTTGAAATATTGTTTTTGTAGGTGCACTAATTGTTTTAAGATCGAACTTTTTTAGCTCATTCTCAATAGTTACCATCATATCATCGGTAACTTCACCTAAAATCTTTACTTTATACTTGTATTCCTTTGTGGATTCAGCTAAGTATTGTTTTAATGTTTTCATCTCTCTTCCTCGTATGGAATTTTTAACTTTAACTATTTATCGTTTTTCTTGTCTATGAAACTTTTGAGAATGTCGTTCCTGTCTGCAATTACGTACCCTTCTCCCTCAATCATGCCATCGTCTTTCTTCTGCGTCTGATCTAACTTCATTTTCTTTAATTGTAGTTCAATCATTTTTAATTTTTTGTCTGTTTTGCTTGTTTTTGCTTCTATTGCGTTTTTTAACATGCGTTGTGCGGCAGCAAAGATATCACCTGCATGCCTTGCCTCAACATTCATACCTAAATCCATTAAGTCTTTAAACGCTTGCTCTGCTTGATTAGCATATGTGTCCATTTCAGTATCATTTGCTTCTAATCCTTGCACAACAGGTAATGCTTGATCTATTTTATCAGCGGCTTTTAAGGCTGTAAAAATCTCGTCTCGCTCTAACGCCAAGGTTTCAGACTTTGTCATCACCTCTTCTACTTCTTCCTCTTCTTCCTCTACTGCGTCTAATACCTCTTTTAACGGCGGTAAATTAAATTCTTCTTCAAGTTTTTTAGTCATAGATAAGTACCTACTTAATTATTATTTATTTTTCAGTAAATTATTACCGTCTGCGTGATTTACGCATACTAGGGTTGGTAAATATTTCGTTTTCTGTTAGCACACGAAATGTCATACCCTTCTTGCTACACCAATCAGATGCGGCTATCCACTTTGCTTTGTTTATTTGTGCTTGTGCTTTTTCACCAATATGTGTAGCACGTTCTTCTGTTGTTTGATTATACGGCTTAATCTCAATAACTTCTGTATGATTTCTACCGTTTTTGTCTGTATACTGTATAATAAAATCAGGCACGTATTGTGTACTACGCCCTGTTAACGGATGAATATACGGAATTTTTACTGCTTCGCTTGCCCAACCGGTTATATTAGGATGTGCATCGCACATACGCATAAATGCTAACTCCCAACCTGATCTAAAACGAGGTTGCTTTGTTCCTAAATACTTTTTAACATTTTTTGGGGTAAACAACCCCTGTGAATACTTAGCCATTACGCGAGTATGTTTCTATTAACCAATGCAGTTTTAGCCGACGTTGTAGAAACACTCTTTACACCAAGCTGACTTGTTATAGGACGTAACTGATTAATCATGCTTAATCCTATTGCAGTCATCGAAAGTGTACTTGAAGTAGGTATTTTATAATTTATAATTTCTTGTGGCTCGATATTTAATGCTTTAGCTGCTTCTAGAACAAGAACTGCCAATGTTTGTTTTACTTCTTTGCTTGCAATAACACCATCTTGATCAAACATTGCATAACAAATATCAAAATCTGCACCGTTAACAGACAACGGAGGAGTGTATGCAGTTGCAATTGCAGTACTATCAGGTGAGGGATCTTTTACTTTTCCGAACGTTTTTATTAATTTAGTTGCGTCGGTTGTTATAGCACTGGTTGTTTCTGTGTAATTATTACTAGCCATAATAATATTTATGACAACAAGTTAACCTATGAGTTTCGATCGTTTTGTGCTTTTTCTAACCGTTGTGCTCTTGCTTTTAGTTCTGCTTGTTGTTGCGATGGCGTTAAAGCATTCCATTGATTAGTTAAAGTTTGCAAAGTAGGCGACTGGATTGTGCTATTTACTCTCGATGGAACTACACGTTGTCCGGTATTTGGATTTACCCAAGTGTTAGTTTGCCCGCCTTGTGGGAAAACTGCGTTTCCATAAGGACTCTTTGCAATTCTATCAGCAACAGAGTCTCCAGTAACCGGATATGCTGTTTGGTTGTTTAAGCCGGGCAACGGAGAAGAACCTCCTGTTTTAGATGCAATTGCATCTATAGCGGCTCCGTCGGTTGGATTCGCTGTAAAATCTCCGGTTGGCACTACAAGTTCTCCGGTATTTGGATTCACCCAGCCGCTAACGTTACTTTTAGACACGCCAGAGGCTGCCAACCAGTCGGCGTTAGTTTCAACCGAAACATAACCGCTCAATGGTCCTCTGGGACGAGCAACTGCATTAGCGGAAATTTGTCCTAGTTCAGCAAAAGATGCGGCATTGGCAGCATCGGATGTTGCTCCACCAGCTTCGCCTGGGTTAGGTACTGAATCTGTTGGTCTGTCAAAATCGTTGGAAAAGGGACTACTAGACACGGATACTTCTTCTTCTATCCAGTCAAAAATAGTTGCGTCTCCGTCTAAAATTGAAAATAAATTATTATCCCCTTTTATATTTCTTTGCGGATAATAAACAAGATTTTCATAACCCCACGTTACATTAATGTTTGCCAACTCGCTAGTTGCTTCTTGAGAAAACTGATCATGCTGTACCGACTGCATATAAGGATTAATTAAATCAATTCGTGATGCAAAACCATTTTGTAAAAAATACAAAGAAATGTACTGAAACAAATTCTTTTTATTTACTTTTCCTTTTAGATTGTAACCGTAATGATCGTATCCTAACATCGCCGATATACCATTTGTCTCAGTATGTGTTAAATCGCTGTCTTGATAACTATACTGGGTTGTACCTTGACGTCTACCATTAGAAAAGTAATAAGAATATGTTTGTACCCAGAAATTTGTAGATATATCAGACCTGTCATCCCAAAATGCTATAGTGACTGGTTGATAATTAATCTTAGTTGGGGTAATACGAGGCTTATTATACTGATTTAAAGTTTCGGTTTCAATTTCTACTCGTGGAGCATCAATAGATCTAACTCTATGTGTTACATCTATTAACTGCTTTGCGTCTCTGCCGTAAAAAAGAGGCTTTAACTCTTCAGTGTATTGGAATTTTACAAGATAATGATTTTTAAACCGGGGGGTTTTTGTATGCTTTTGTCCTGTTAATCCGTGTACACGGGGCGCCTCTGACGCCCCGCGTACCACATTCTTCATGCCTGTCCAACTTTCTCCACTTGCGCTTCCGCCTGGTGTTGCTCGGGTATACTTTGCCATATAATTATTACGCTATAATTATGTAGTTTGTACTGTTACCCCGGTTGGCATCAAGTTTGCACCCTTATCAAAGTGTAGTGCGTTATCATAACGAATCGATAAAGTAACAGTTACAGGATCACTTGCGGCATAATCACCTGCATCATAATCACTGTTAACGATAAAACAACCCTCAAGTAACCATTTATCCAATTCTGTTTCTGTACCACCGTGTGTACCAGTTAGAATAGCAACAGTCATTTGGAATTTATAATCGGCTCCACTTAGTGCTGAAACTTGATTATGATGATCTACTTGGCGTTGAATTTGTCTACCTACTAATCCTGAAATATTGTTCTGTACATCGTCACGGAAAGTCACTGAAATGGCTTGCCATTCATGTTTACCTTGCAAGTAAACACGTGAGTTATATGAATGTACTGGAACTTCTTCATATGCTACTTTTGGTCGATCGCATGTAACAACATTACGTGTAAACTCGCGCTCTTCGCCTGCGCCAATACCGTTGAATTGTACTCTATACTTATATTTTAACTTAGGTTGTAGAATACCTCTGGCATTATCGCCTGCTACGTCAATACCGAATTTTGTTGCCATTTTGCGTCTCCTGCTTGCTTATAATATTTATCTACTTTACCCCCTGAATGACTGGGGGCTTGTGACCCCCATTCACTCGGGTTTTTATGAAAATCCTATGCACTATGTATATGTTGGTGCAATTGTTAGATCCTCACCTGTATTTCTCACACGAACCGGAATGTAGATAAATTCAACTGCTTTTACAGGTTGAATTGCTACGTCAATCCATAATTCGTTTCGGTCAATACGTGTTGGTGTGTTGTTACTTGTATCACACACTACCAAGAAGTCGTATAGTGCTCGTTTTGTAACCATATCGCCTAAGAATTGGTCAAATACTGCTACTACTTGTCCTCTTGTAAATTCATCGTTTGGCTCAAACAAGAACGGTTGTGACATATCGTCAAAACGTCTACGTAAGTAAGCAACCAAACGTGAAACATTAACACGATCTAATGCACTTGTTAGTGTATGCAATGTTTTTTGCCCCCAAACAACTAAGCCTCTATTAGGCATTTGTGCAATTGGGTTCATTTTATTAACATACAATACATCACGTTGACCTTGGTTTAGTACTACTGCATTGTATTCGCCTTCGCTATCAATGTAACCAACACTTGTTGCGTTGTTTACAAGACCGCGATTATAACCTGCAGGAGCGAACCATTCAAATGCTACTTGGTCGTTGTAACCCATTACACGTAATACAATGTGTGATGGAGGTTGTACAACATTATCGCCTGTAACGTTTGTTGTGTAACATCCGCCCGGATACCAAATACCCATATCAAAGCCAGATGATACAAGACCTTTCTCGCCATTTTCAGCAGCTACATTATAATTGGATGCCCAATTCTTAATAGATGTAGCATCTGATGCTAATCGCATTGGGGAATCACCAACAATAAATGCTGTTTCCTTACGATCAACGTTAAGTGTCTTCATCTCATCTAGCAACTCTGGGAAACCAGGAGCTGAAATTAAGTTAAAGAAGCGTGTTTCTGCACGTACATCTTCACTTGCGGAAATAGCAGCTGCCATTGAAACTGTAATAACTTTCTTTTGTGCATGACGACCCATGTAAGGTGAACCGTCTAGTTGCAGTCCTGATTCGTTATACCATTTTGCAGCTGTTGCATTATACTTCTTAACATCGTAACCTGATGCCATAAAGTTCCAACCCAAAATACCAACAGGATATGTTGATGGATTTGGAATAATGTCAGAACCCTCAAGTGATGAAGCACTTGTAGCACGGAAGTTACCAAATACAATACCTTGGTTTGTTGTTTGATCTGAATTATCAATCGCATCCCAAACAGATGTTGTACCATTGTACTTGTATAATGCTGGATATGCTTCTACCTGTACTGTATCTAACCATACATCACCTGCTGAAGGCGCTGTTGGTGCTGAGGCAGATGCAGTAAATGTACCAGAGAATGTACGCCATTCTGTTGAACCTGAGTTATCATATGTCTCTAGTAAATCAACTGTTGTGTTACGGCTATCATACCATAGTGTACCATCTAGTGGTGTACCAGTTGGTTCTACTGTGTTTGGCTCGTAACTTAGTGATTCCCAGTTACTTGATGTACCTGCTGTTAAACCTAAATCTGCTAACATTGTACCAGTACCTGCGGCAAGAACAATATCTTTACCTGCTGTGTTTGTAATAACAAGTTTGTTACTTGAAACGCTTGCTTGAATGTTTGTAATGCCTGCCGAGTTAATCAATGCCGCTGTTCTAATAACAGCAGTGTCTGATGTTGCAGTATATGTTACTGTTGTACCGTTAACCACAATTGAATCTGAACCTGTCAATGTTGGGTTTGCTGTACTACCTGTTACTGCTAGTGTTGCACTACCATTAAATCTTAAAAGTTGGTGTGAAGCAACTTCTAAAGAATGGGCGCCTTGCTCGTGGTTATATTTAACAAACAAGTTACCTGTTACTGGTGTACCATAATTTGTCCAGGCTGCATCAGTGCTTGCTAATACAGGACTGGTAATTGTTGTCCATGTGTTTGCTGTAGAATTGTAAAGTTTTACCTTAAAGTCTGTACCATTGTTATACTGTGTTGTTTTAATCCAAACATCACCTGTTACTAATGGTGTTGAGCCATCAGATTGTGTTGTTGGTACAGCATTGTGCGCGGCAAATTGGAAATCTTTGCTTGATGCGGCTGCCCATGTATTTGTACCTAAATGGTACCAAACACCACTTACTTTTTGCCACACTCTGTTGTGTGCGTTACCGCCTGCTACGGCTACCCATGCAAAATCTCCGTCTAAGCCTATACTGTTAAGTGGTGCACCGGTGCCTGCATCATAGTCATCTGCGCTGTTTATCTTATGAACAGTACCTGCTACCCATGTAGCAGTTGATGCGTTATAAGTAAATACGCCCATATTTGATGCTGTTAGATCTAACCAATATGTACCATTAACGGCTTCGCCAGTTGGCGCAGTACCTGATGCTTCTAGTTCAGATAAGTTAATACCTGCACGAAGAACGTATACACGGTTGGCAAGGCCAAGATAACTGTGAGCGGCTAGTAGGCCATACTCGTTTTGGTTATCGCCGTGAATCATTGTACCACCAACTTTACGGAAGAAAGGATTGCCGAATGTTTGTAGTAATTCCCTCTGTGAGGTAATTAAACTTAATGTTGCTAGGCTACTAGTTGTGCCGGATGCTGTACCTGTACCGCTTGGATGTGCCTTATCTTTG